CACGGCTTCGTCAATCTTAGGTTTACCGTCGGGTGTGAAGTGAACAGGTTTCCACCCTAGTTCTTTTAAACGTGCGGCTATCTGATCACGACTGCCTGGATTAAACGGTATGTTCTTAGTCTTGTTGCCTAGCTTAGTCGCCTTGTTAGCGAGTGCTTGTACTTGTCCGTCTTCTTTCAGTATCTTCTTTAACGCCGCTTTAGTCACACCAAAGAATTGTCTACCGTCGATCTCTATTTCCCATCCTTCGGGTGTCTTCATCTCTTCGACTACAGGTGGAAACGTCTTCTGTAAATTATCGAGTAGTTCAGCACGTCGGGTCGTCAATACTTGTATTAACTTGTCAGCTTTATCTTCGTCAAAGGCAAACCCCGCAAGTTCCTGTTTACGTATTACCCTAGCGAATTGATGTTCGAGGTTTAACATACGATTGTCAGGCTCTTCATCGCGAAGGTAAGCGCCAATAGCGTGTGTCACAATTACATCGCGTTCACAATACTTACGCATCTCTTCCGTATACACATCGAAGTTATCGGAATCAAACTCCATCTTAGACACGCCTAAACGATTACCCCACGCTTTCAAGCTGTGCGATCCCCAATATTCTTTCGGGAAGTCCTTACGTACCATATCGAGTTTGAACAAATCAGAATGTACGCAACGTGTCGTTACTGCTGTGTCCAACAGACGCGCTTTAGGCGACCATCCATACAGCTTAGTCAACGCTGGTACATCAAAGCCTATGATGTTGTGTCCGACGATTGTCTCAGCGCTATCAAGTAGGTGTAAACCTTGTTGCATACTTTCTTTATCGAAGGTCAACATCTGTTGCTTCATCGGGTTATAAACGCTCAAGCAATGAACGGTATGTAAATCATCAAGTGTTACGAAGTCTTCCAACCCATTAGTCTCGATGTCGAAGTATAATGTTCTGTTCATATTGTTCATAGGTAGCGTACAACTTTCTTCCAGTATTCTTGTGTTTCAACTTTGTGGTAACCTTTTGGTCCGCCGTTGTGTATACGTGCTAAGACTTCCCAAGTGTCGTGTTCTGATGCGTGTCTTTTCCAATATGCCATCATCACCTGTTCGGCGTATATCTGATCAACACACATTGCCCACGTTCCGTCGATTGATTGATCGTAGTTATAAGCGTCGAGCCAATAGCCAAAGCTTATTTGATAAGGACCGATTGATCGACCGCTGTCACCGACGGCATAAGGCGCATCATAAGCACCACCACTTTCGACAAGACGGATCGCTCGAAACAGCGTTGCGTAATCAGAACGGCTGTGACGAGGCTTCGGTAGTATGGTTATTAGTTTTAAGAAACGAGTTATCATGTTCATTTAATCTTCCTGTTTGTTGGTTGAAATGTAGTGTCGAAGCTAGTCCTGTCTCGCCTGAGAATCGGTTCTTCAACACTCTTATACGTGTTTGGTTTGCGTCTGCTTCTGATTGTTGATTACGTTCTAATCCAATAACCATGTCAGACAGTTGCGGTATGGCGTGTGAACCTCGAAGATGTGCAAGCGATGTGATCGCCCCTTCCTCGTGTCCAGCGCCTGGAGGTCGCTTTAGATGACTGACTAATACCATGCCACATTGCGTCTCTTCGACGAGAGAACGTAGTCGTGTCATCGTGTTGTCAATCAAGCGTCGTTCGTCATCACCTTCAAACCCACTTACCACTATCGATAAATGATCAAGAAATATCCACTTACAATTTAGTCCTTTGCATAGGTATCTAATTCGATTGAGTAGATTATCGCTGTCACAACTTCCGAAGTGATCGTAGGTAAAGAAGCGTCCGTTCCCTACCGTCTCTTCAAACGTAGGTCGTAACGATTCATGATGTATTTCCTTTTCGAGATGAAGCGGTTTGTTAACGTGTAGTCCCATTATACCTAAAGCCGTCCGCCTGACTGACTCTTCAAGCGCGATGTAACCGACTGTTTCGCCACGCTCTAATAATGAATACGCAACCTCACGACAGAACAGAGACTTCCCAATCCCACTACCCGCGCATATCGTGACGAGTTCTCCTCGCCTTATACCGTGTGTCATGTCGTTCAAGGATGTGTACGGGTACGGTTGAGACTCCGTGTTATTTACTTCGCTTATCTTTTCCCATAGTTCTTCAGCACCAACGATACCATCGGGGCGATACTCACGCGCTTCAAAGACTGCGGTTACAATCTCCTTTGCACGGTTCGCTTTTAACATATCGTTCGGGTCTTTAAGCGGTAGCTCTGCTATCTTTGCACGTCCAGGAGTTAGAAGAGCCGCACATTCTGCCGCTCCCTTGCGTCCTGGGTCGTCCATATCAAACATAAACACCACTTCTTCATATCGTTCAAGCCAATCGAGTGCTTGAGCAACGTTGTTCTTAGCTCCGCCAGCACCGTGTGGTACAGATACGACTGCCCAGCGATTGTTAAACGCTTGGGACACGCTTAAAGCGTCGATCTCTCCTTCGGTTACGACGACTCGCTTACCGCTGTCTCGCCACAGATGTTGTCCGTATAGTCCGATCAGTTCGCCACGCACCTTGAATGATTTGTCAGCGTATCTAATCTTCTGTCCGCATAACTTGCCGTCACGAGTACGGTAGTTTGCGACTTGAACCATCTGTCCGTCGACGTCTGCCGCTTGGTATCCCCACTTCTTGCACGTCTCTTCCGTCAGGTTTCTTCGCGTTAAAGCGGTGGTCTTGCCGTTACTTACAAACGACGCTTTATTAGTTTTGGTCGTTGGTTGTTCTTCCATTTTTTGTTTTTCATTTTTGTTGGGTTGAGTGTTCTTTCCACAGCTGAAGCAATGACTTGATCCGTCTACGTAGGTAGATCGTCCGTCACTTGAACCACAGGCGGAACAGGACGTGTGGATTTCTTGGTATTCAGCCATGATTTCGGTATTGTTTTGTCACAGTATTTGAGTCCTTTCTGTTCGCAGTATTTTGCGTATGTTGTTTTAGAACCTTTGCGTATCTTGTTTGACGCGTTCATAAAACAAAGACGGACATCAAGTTCGGGATGTTGTTCTCGAATAAGGAGATGTTTGGTTCTGTCTTCACTCGTCCATAGTCCTTTAGTCTCTACTATAATTCCGTTTGGTAGAATAAAGTCAGGTGTGTACGTTGATAGTTTCCTGTATTCGATCTTCACAGTTTCGTACCCGAACTTGATGCCGTTCCGCTCTAACCAATAGGCGGTCTTTGCTTCAAATCCAGAACGATACTTAGAAGTCCGCCGACAGGGGCGCTTCTTGCTTGGTTTCCTCGGCATTTGTTTCTGGTTGATCGAGAGTATTCTCGAATGTTTCTCCTCCGTTTGTATATCCACCTTCTTCTGCGGTGAATCCATAGGATGTTGCTTTCTCACTTGTTCCGACAGCCGCTAGTTCGAGTACTTGAACGCCTTGTGGTTCGAGTGTCATGCCGAATCCATGTGCGGCGACATACCAAAACCTCATCTTCATTCCAATCTTGATACGGCTACCACCACCGACGATGTCATCGCCTTTCATCGGGTTACCTTGGCTGTCGAACAACGCCACTTGTAACTTATACTCAGTACCGTCACGTCGTTTACCACCCGCTTTCATCTTTAACTTTACGATGTGATCTTCTCCGTCGATAACGAATGGAAGGTTTGCTTTCTTTAGTTCTTTACCTTGCTTGGTGTTCTCGGCGAGGTAAGCGGCTTCGTACTCAGGTTGTACCTGTGCTTTTAACTTATCCCAATCAGCTTTATCTAATATCAACTCAGTACGGTACGTTCCATACTCTGAATCATATTCGCCTTTCGATGGGTTTGTGAGGTAGCAGTATCTTGCTGTTCCTGTTGGTGTGGTTATTGTCTTCATATTATATCTGGTCATTAATCGCTCCTTTTAAGCGTCGTTGTTATGCGAAGAAATAGTCAGAGCCTAGCACCTCAAGCGGATCAAGAGTTCCGTAAGGAGGTAGGTCTGGTAGTTCTTCTTTGGTTTGTGTTTGGACTTCATCCTTGAATTTAAGAAGTAAGTCCTCGTTGAAAGTGTTTGCAGTTTCTCTTCGTATGATCCCGCTTAAAGCTTCGCTGTTTGTCGAGTGTGTTGCGAAGCTATCGTGTACCATAGCGAGTGAACGGATGCCCAACTTCTTCGCCTCGTTCGTAGTCTTGTGTGCAATCGTAGCGTCAAGGCTGTGTACATAATTAGGACTGATACCATTAGCTTGTCGCTTACTATCAAGTTCGTTCAACGGTTCTCTCCATCGGACAAACGATAACTTGTCGCCTAACATCGTGTTAATCCGTGCTGATTTAGCGTTCAAATATTTTTGTCGTACTTTAAAACCAAGTGGTGTCGTCCATTCAATCGCTTTACCTTCACGTGCTAACGTTCTTGCACATTGTTGAAGCCACGCCATGACGGCGTTAGGTCGGTTTAGACATTCGTCCATCGCTTTCCACACGACCATTGATAACTGACTGACTGCTGTTGTTGTCTCGCTTCCAAACGGGTCGATGTCGCGTTCAAGACACATGTCTCTGAACCAATCGTGTACATAGTCGCGACAAGACTGACGAGTACCGCCGTAGGGTTTAACCATGACGGGTCGTTTAGTAAGCTTGCGTGTGATGCCCAGCTTCAACCATTCAGTCGCGATGTGATCGCCCTTCTTAGCTTTCTTCTTTAATTCTTCTGATACTTGATCCGCTACAAATTGATAGAGATCGGCGGGAGCTTCCGTGGCTGACACGTTTGTAGCTCGACCGCCGATCTCATCTCTACCCAACAAAGAAAGTAATTGTATGCCGTTGTTTGACGCGTCCATAGCGACGGGCAGACGGGTTTTAAATCCCCGTCCACCCATGCTTAATAACTCACCCCATTCAAAACAAAATGCTAAGAACTGCCACGGCTCATCCGCTCCCGTCCACCAGTCGTTGACCTTCGGGTCTTTACATACTTCAAATATTTCTTGGCGTCTGTCATTGACCCACTTAACACGCTCATCGAACGTCACCTTGTCCATGCCGTAACAGTTCGCACCGTGTATCGCTAACCATCGAGCGTCCGTTTCGGGATTCCAAATCGTTTCTGACTCGCTAAATAATAACAACGACTTCGACAAATCCGTACCTTGTGGTGACAGGTAGTAAGGCACGGGATACATGCGTCCACGAAAGTCGATCTGATGTGGAAAGTAAAAGTGTTTACCTGCGTACTTATCGCCTAACCACAATGTCTTTATTATCTGTAAGCGTTGACTGCGTAACGATATGTTTAAACTTCTAAGCACTCCGCTCTTACGACCAAGCTCACGCTTACGCTCTGGATCGCCTTCGGCTGTCGGATCAAAAGGCGGTAACTCGTAGTCAGTACGACGGCACATCTCGCCGATCTCTCGGTCATTATCCCATGCCCATCGTGCTATCTTTAATACCTTATCATTGACCGTCCAAGGCGTCTCTTGTACGTGGTTAACCGAATCAATAACAGGTTGAAAACTTGACGTGTCAAGCTCACGCATATATTCCATGTCGTTTGACTTGATAAACGTAAGTGGTTGAAGATCAACGTCCTTGTATCCGCCTTGCCACAATCCCTTCCAAGGTGCTGGCGTCTCCACCATAGGTAACCATAAAGGTTTTAATAGTTCTTGGTTTTGATTGTAGTCAGCTATCCATTGGAATAGATCGTCGCTTGCAGTAATAAACCATCGCGTTTTGGTATTCTTTCCTAGTATGACAAAGGTAACGAGATTGGTAGTCGTGCGTATAAGCTCAAGTAACCACGTACCCATAGCTATTTTTTCTCTTCGCGTCCATACCTTCCAAGGCTCGATGTTACCTTTCTTTGATTCGCCTTGCTCGTGCCTTAAAAACGCTTCACGAATCCGTCGGTACGTACGATCACTCCACTTCTCAACGTCCTTTTTAGCGAACTTAAACACGTCAGGATACTCTTCCTTGAGACGGATGTATCGTGCTTCATCTTCGATGTTCGTCGCGACTCGAATCGCTGTGTTAGTGAGTGGGTGTTTACGACAGATACCATCAAGCATTGTCTTCATCGCGATTAAGCTGATGACTTCGGGTTGCATGTCCCAGATGAGCGGTAACCATTTCGGTACAGCCGCTGGGTTTTTCTTGTGGTACTTGATTCGGTTTTGTAATTCGTCGATGACTTGCGGTAACGTACCACGTAACAAACGCTGACCATAAGGTGCTTCGGATTCCTTTTCACGACGCTTTGCAGACTCCACCTTACGGCGGTAACGGGCGATGCCCGATTGTTGCATCTCTAGGTTAAGCTCTAGCTGATCCATGCTAGATTACTCTTCCTCATGCTCGACTCGGTCTTTTTTAAGTAACCAAGCGTCTACTTTTACAAGAAGAAACTTCCACTCTCCGCCAACGCTCAACTTAAAGGCGGGAAATGTTTCATCAATGGATATAATGTATCTTACGGCTGTTGTACTTAATCCTATATAAGCCCCCGCTTGTGCGGTATTCATTACTTTAGGCGGGTTAGTTTGAACGCTTCTAATTTCTTCGGGCGTTAGTTTTCTCGATGGTCTTGCCATAATTCGTTTATTGTTTGTTGGTGGTTGTGGTCACGACATGGTCACGCCGTTACATCTACTAAGAAATGTACGAAGAGATATTATGTCAACTAAATTATTGAATTGATTGAATAAGTTAGGAGAAAAACTCGTGACTACTATACAGAATCCAGGGATTTTAAGTCCCTTGTGTATACCAATTTCACCACGCCCGCTTTCGTTGTAAGCCTTGGTAAGTGCGGGTTTCAGTATAACATGTAAAATTCTGTGAGTCACGAGATTTCTTCCTTTTAAGCGCTTTTGGTCACGGTTTGGTCACGGTTTGGTCACGACTTTCTAACGCATCTCTTGCCAGTTCTAAGGACTTAGGTGCGAGGTGCGCATAACGTAACGTTGTACTGATTGTACTATGTCCTAACCACTCCATGACGACAGGTAAAGACATACCTTTTTGAACCAGTCTTGACGCACACGTATGACGCAAGCAATGCGGTACGAACTCGTCATCTTTTTCAAGACCAATCAGATGCTTCATCATCTTCCAACAATGACTAAATGCATCCTGAGTGAAGCTAAACAATCGCTCGTTACCTTGTTTTAAGTTGCGTTGTAAAGCGTCACAAGCATCCTGAGTCAGCGGTACAGATCGAGACTTACCATTCTTGGTGTCCCATAAATGCATGACCCGCTCTTCAAGGTTCACATCGCGACCAAGAAGTTTAAACAACTCACCTGTACGTAATCCTGTACACGTAAGTATCTTTGCGAAGTCCGCCATCTCAGTACGTCCCATCTCTTGGAACTTAGCGACCATCGCCGTCTCTTCTTCGGGCGTAATCCAACGAACACGTCCTTTTGGTTCTCGCTTACGCTCGATCAACGGCATCCTGGAAATATATCCCCGTCGGTATGCGTGTTTAAGCATCTTCGATAGAGCGGCAAGACGTCGGTTAATCGTGGCGTTTGCTTTTCCATCGCGTTCAAGCTCGTACACAAGGTCATCAATCACACGTTCGCTTATGTCGCGTACTGGACGACTTGCACCAACACGTAAGTAAACATCCTTCGCGTTCCTCCACAGGCTCATCTCGGATTTACACCCACGCCAATGTCGGTTAAGTGTTTCTTCAGCGAGTTCACGTACGTTCATGCTTATCGCCGTTGCATTCACGACTTCGTTCGTGAAATCAAGACCAAGTTTGTCCTTTTTCTCGACCTCTTTCAACCACGTATTCGCCGCGTCGTAGGTGTCAAAGGTCGGTCTTAGCCTTCCTTTTGACGTTCGTACATCAACTTGAAACCGCTGATGTCTTTGGTTTATTCTACTCATGTAGTCTTTCCTTTCGTTTTATTGTTGGGTTTAATCGTTTGAGGAGTCTAATACAACGTCTTCAAACCTGTCCACTAATTCTTGCGACGCTTTAAT